CAAGGCGACACGGTTACTGTTAAAGGTACTAAAACTAGAAAACCTCAAAAAGCTACTTGGTTTTAATATGTGGTTTCAGGCAATTAAATTAGCCGTTTCTGCTGGTAGTAAAATTTACGCTAATAAACAAAGAACTAAAATGGCCATGTCTGATGCACAGCTTATGCATGCATCTAGAATGGCTGAAGGCAAGGAAGCTTACCAAGGTAAACTTCTAGAAGCCCGACAGTCCGACTGGAAGGACGAGGCGGTTTTGGTCATATTGTCAGCTCCCATAGCGGTGCTGGCGTGGGCGGTTGTGAGTGACGATCCAACTGCTATGGAAAAGGTAAATATTTTCTTTGATCATTTCTCGTCTCTACCTTCTTGGTTTACTAATCTTTGGATACTTGTAGTAGCGAGTATTTATGGTATAAAAGGAACTGAAATTTTTAGAAACGGAGGGAAAAAATGAGAAACGATTATGGAACAAGACCTTACAAACCAAGATTTGTAAAAAATGCTTCTAAGAAAAATAAAGTTGCTTCTAAGAAAAATAAAAACAAAAAATCTTAATTAATGTTTAAATCTGTTAAAAAATTCATATGTGATATATTTCATATAAAAGCATGTCAATGTGATGAAGTAGATGAGCATATTGAATACTATACAAAAACACCTGAGCCGGATGTACCAGTTCTAATACAATCATGTCCTGGACACAGATATTTTAAAAAAAGATGTCTTGCTTGTCAGGCTGCACAAAAAGGATAATAAAAGGAAAAAAATAATGGCTAAAGATACTCACAAAACTAAAGACGGACGTACAGCTAAAAAAGGGCTTTGGTATAATATTGCTATGAAGAAAAAACGTGGTGAAAAAATGAGAGCTAAAGGAGCTAAAGGAGCACCTACCGCTAAAGCAATTAAAAAAAGTCAAAAAACATCTAAGAAAGCGTAATGGCTACTGCAGCTTGGACTAGAAAAGAAGGTAAATCTAAATCAGGTGGATTAAATAAAAAAGGCGTTGCATCTTATAGAGCAGCTAATCCTGGATCAAAATTAAAAACAGCAGTCACTACTAAACCATCAAAATTAAAATCAGGATCCAAAGCTGCAAAACGTAGAAAGAGTTTCTGCGCTCGTATGTCTGGAATGAAAAAGAAATTAACTTCTGCTAAGACTGCAAGGGATCCGGATTCAAGAATAAATAAATCACTTAGAAAGTGGAATTGCTAATGATTAAAAATTTTAAAGACATAGTTATATTATTAATAACAAGTGGTGTTTTAATTTTATTAGGTATCATTATTATTGGAGACTATTGGGTAGCTGTTAAAGAAGATAGACCCATAGATGACAGCATAATCGTACTTATGAAAATGTCAGTGACAGGTTTAATTGGAGTTATTGGTGGTTACATTGGTGGTAGTAAATGAGAGATACTAAAGCGATAGAGAGTTTTTTAAAAGAGAAATACAAAAAAATTACTGAGATGAGTTTGTTTAGAAACCTGAAAAAAGAAGTAGAAACAGGCGCTAGTGGAACTCAAGATTACGTAATAAAAAAAGGACCTAACAAAGATAAAATAGCAAAAAAATAGAAAGTAAACATGGAACCAGAACAATTAGTAGAACAACTTAAGAAAGCCTTGTCTAGAAGAGTGAATCAACTAGCATTATCGGTCACATCAGGAGGTGTTGACAATATGGAAACATATAAGTATATAATAGGACAAATAAACGCATTGGAATCAGTGCGTCAGGAAATCTCTAACCTGCAACAAGATGAAGGAGCAAAAGATGAAAATACGGGAACCGTTGTCGACCTTAAAGGAAGAAGTCCCAAAAATTAAAACAGGACTTTTAGACAAATACGAGAAAGAACCAGTAAAAAAAGTTACTACTGAAACTACTAAACTTCCGATGCCTACGGGCTGGAGAATGTTAGTCTTACCTTTTAGAATGAATGAGAAAACTAAAGGTGGAGTTTTATTAGGAACGGAAACAATAGATAGACAACAAGTTGCATCGCAGTGCGGAAACGTAATTGCTATGGGACCTGATTGTTATAACGACCCAAAAAGATTTAACGATGGTCCATGGTGCAAGGTGGGAGACTGGGTAGTCTTCGCACGTTATGCCGGATCACGAATAGAGATTGATGGTGGAGAAGTTCGTCTTCTTAATGATGACGAAATATTAGCAACCGTACAGGACCCAACAGATATCCTGCACAAATTTTAACATAGGAAGGACACTATGCCAGAACAAAACATAAGATCGAGCGAAAAGCCGGTTGAGTTAGATACATCAGGACCAGAGGTCGATGTATCTTTAGAAGATACTAAAGAGGAAGCGGTAGTTAATACTGCTCCAGAAACCACGGAACAGGAAACAGTAATAGAAGAAGTTAAAACTGAAGAAACTAAAAAGGAAGATGATTCTAATTTAGAAGATTATAGCAGAGGTGTGCAATCTAGAATTGCTAAACTTACTCGTAAGATGAGAGAGGCAGAACGTAAAGAAGCTGCTGCTCTTGAATACGCTGCTGCAGTTGAAAACAAAAGAAAACAAGAACAGGATAGGTTTAATAAAACTGATTCTGAATATACAGCTAAATTTGAAGAGAACGTAAAAACTGGAATGGAGTCTGCAGAAAGAGAACTTTCTTTAGCTATCGAAGCCGGTGATGCATCTGCTCAAGTTTTAGCTAATAAAAAAATTGCTGAGTTAGCTTTTGAAAGTGCTAAACTTAAGCAAAGAAAACAAACACAACCCGTTGAACAGGAAACTCCTGTACAACTATCAGACGGTGGTAGGTTACCAAATCAAACACCACAACAAATGCCTCAAGCTGACCCTATGGCTGAAGATTGGGCAAGTAAAAATACATGGTTCGGAACAGATAGAGCCATGACATTTACTGCGTTCGAAATTCACAAGGATTTAGTAGATAAAGAAGGTTATGACCCTAAATCAAACGAATATTACGAAGAAATTGATAAAAGGATTAGAGTTGACTTTGGCCACAAATTTGGTAATACTGATACTAAGCAAACGAACAGGGCCGTTCAGTCGGTAGCTTCGGCTAACAGAAGCTCAAAACCTGGTCGCAAAACTGTGAGACTCACATCTTCACAGGTAGCAATAGCTAAAAAATTAGGTGTGCCACTAGAAGAGTATGCAAAACAATTAAAACTCACGGAAGGAGCATAAGCATATGACAAACGAAAACGAAAAGAACCTTTCTCGTGCGGCTGGAACTCGGACAAAAACTGAACGTCCAAAAGAGTACAAGCCCCCATCATCTTTAGATGCACCACCAGCGCCTGACGGATTTAGGCACAGATGGATAAGAGCAGAGTCTATGGGTTTCAATGATACCAAGAACATTCATGGTAGATTGAGATCTGGTTATGAGTTAGTGAGAGCTGACGAATACGATGACGATTCTTACCCGACTGTCTTAGACGGAAAACACGCTGGAGTGATCGGAGTAGGTGGCCTTCTCCTGGCAAGGATACCGGAAGAACTCGCACAAAGCCGTGTTGAATATCAGCAAAGACAAACTGAGGGTCAAGACGAAGCTATAGAAAACGACTTACTGAAGGATCAGGACAAACGAATGCCGATGAAATTCGAGCGTTCTAGCAAAAACTTCGGTGGCAGTAAGAAATAATATTTCTTTAACCAACGATTAAATTAAACCGAACTGGAGGCCGCTAACGCGGCAGGTTCACTAAGGAGAAAATAACTATGGCAAATAGAAACACCGTAGGATTTGGTCTTATAGCTCAAGGTAACGTTGGTTCATCCGACGCTAACCAGGGTCAAGGCAAATACTACATAGATGCTAACTACGGCGTTGCAATGTTTCAGGGATCTGTTGTTCAGTCAAAAGCTGGATACATCGCTGATGCGGAAGCAGCACGTACTAGACTAACTATTGGTATACTTAATGGAATTTTTTACAACGCGGCTACTACACAGAAGCCAACTTGGTCAAACCATTATGTTGCTAATACAGTACCAGCAAACTCAGAAGATATTACTGCGTTTGTAATTGATAACCCTTTGCAATTGTTTGCAGCTAGCGCTGATGGCGCAGTAGCAGCAGCAACTTATGGGTTAACAGCAAGTATGACTGAGGCGGTGCCTGCAGGAAGTACTTCATCTGGTCAATCAAGTAAACAATTAAACGTTGCAGCTAACACTAGCGCAACAGATAACCAATTCAGACTATTAAGATCTGCAGAGGATGTTGAGAATGAAGATGGAACAGTAGCAAATTCTACTGTTATCGTTACTCAGAATCTTAACCAATACATGCAGAACACTGGTACGGCTGGAATAACTTGGCAATAATAGGAGTATAACGACATGGCAATATCACGAGCACAGCTAGTTAAAGAACTAGAACCAGGTCTGAATGCACTATTCGGACTAGAGTACAAAAGGTATGAAAATCAGCACGCTGAAATTTATACAACGGAATCATCAGACAGAGCTTTTGAAGAAGAAGTAATGTTATCTGGTTTCGCTAACGCAGATGTAAAAGCAGAAGGTCAAGGCGTATCATATGATGATGCACAAGAGACTTATACTGCAAGATACACTATGGAAACGATCGCGCTAGCTTTCGCTATCACAGAAGAAGCAATAGAGGACAACCTTTATGACAGACTTTCTTCTAGATACACAAAAGCACTAGCAAGATCTATGTCTAACGCTAAAGAAGTTAAAGGCGCAGCACCATTGAACAACGGTTTACCAGCTATTGCAGCTGCAACTGCTTTTCAAACAGGTGATGGCGAAAACTTACTTTCGCTAAATCACCCAACAATTGCGGGTACTGTAGCGAATACTTTAGGTACGCAGGCTGACTTAAACGAAACTTCATTAGAACAAGCATTGATTGATATCGCTGCTATGACTGATGAAAGAGGTTTGAGAATAGCTGCAAAAGGAGTTAAAATGATAATTCCTTCTGCGAATCAGTTCAATGCTGAAAGACTTATGAAGTCTCAAGGTAGAACTCAAACTGCTGATAATGACATCAATGCAATCAACTCAATGGGTATGATTCCTCAAGGTTACAGAGTGAATAATTTCCTAACTGACGCTGATTCATGGTACATTATGACTGACGTTCCAAATGGTATGAAGATGTTCTCAAGAACTCCGTTGACTACGTCAATGGAAGGAGACTTCGATACAGGCAATGTTAGATACAAAGCTAGAGAAAGATACGCTTTTGGCGCATCTGACTTTAGAGGTATCTTCGGTTGTGAAGGTGCGTAAGCAATAATTATTTTGTGGCCGGACATGTTTCGGCCACATTTAATAAATAGAAAGAAAAAACCATGAAACAATTCACAGTTAAAATTTGGGCATATGATCACTACGCAAAATTTAATGTTTTTGCGGAAGATAATGCTATTTCTCTTGAAAAATCAATCCTTGACAAGTTGGGAGAAAAGAGTATTAATTGGGAGTATCTCGGAAACAACTATAATAACGAGATAAATCGAATAACTTATGAGGAGGTTATAGATGATACAAGACCTATACAAAGCAAAAAGGTCCTTGGAGTTGAAGTGGGAACAGGAGCATCTATCTAATGACAGATACACTCTTGA